AGAGCAATCAGGGTATTAATACAAAAAACATAAGAACTAAATTGACCAAGAAATACTAACATAAGCATGTCTACTGCAAAGATGTCAGCAGTTGAGTTTAGCAAAACCTATGGGACTAAGGATAGCCGGTCTGTGAATGATTGTTATTCAGTCTATTCTGGAACTGGCGTCAACTTCCTTAACTCTTTCATGCATACCAATGCAGGCATAAAATCGGCCTTTAGCATCAATGATTTGGGGAGAAATGAAGATATTAAGATTTACGAGGCTGAAATCATCAACTCGCTCCATTCTTACAACTATTTTGAAAAATTCGGTTTAGATATCATTCTCTGCAGCCACATAATGGATGTAATAGTGACTAAACCAAATGTCAAAAATACTGGGTGCAAGTTCCAGATGCATAATCAGATATTCAACCCTAATGAAGGCACTCTGGCAAAGATTCCTGGAGTTGTCACCGAAGAAGATTTCTATGAAATCTCAAAGATCAATCTGAAAGGCTTGGAACCTTTTGGTTGGTGTGTTGATGAGTGCAAGAAACATGACTTCTATATCTCAAACAGTGGAGATATAAGCTTGGATTATGGATTCCCAGTCATGGGCAAGACGACATCTTACTGGAGGGAGAACCTTCCTAAAGAAAAGATCATTTCTGTAAAACAGAAATGTATCCCGAATGTTTCTGCTCTCACAAACAGGATTCTTTCTCTGCCTATAGTAAAAGCTATACAGATAGGTTCTGAACTGGCGTCTGAAAAAACTGTAGTTTTAGCTTCTCGTCAGAGATTGGATATAGATATCAAATCACAGTACAGAATTTCATTCCCTGGAATCCAAGATGAGGGGGCATTTACCAGAACTTTCTGTATTCCCATGGAGAATACATCTAGGATTATCTGTTTCTATGCGAAAACATCTGTTGATACCAGTAATGAAAGAACCACACTTATCATCAAAATTGTCAACAAGACTGTTGAAAGCAACTGTTCTGGGCCAGTTCCCAAGGATCACATCTACTGTGACAAGAGTATAGGGGCTAGAGTTGGGCTAGTAGATGTAGTTAGAGGTGATCCTAACTACAATTTGATGATAGCTCGTGAGATGATATCCGTTCACACAAATTTTGCTCTCAGACTGTCCGAATCACTAAAGAAACCTGTAATTGTCTTCAAAATGTATGAGAAAGAACTCAGCTTTGAAACTCATGACTTGTCTGGCAGATCGCTGAGCTACCAGAAAGACTCTTCAGGTAATATCTATTTCCTCTCAAGGACTTTGGAGATTTTGCCCAAGTCTCTGTCGGCTTTGACATATTTGAAGAGCATTTCTCCAGCTTGTTGGAAAGAATCTATCTCCATGCAACACTTTTATGTTGGAGACCTGGAAGAAGAAATTTCTCCAGGTTCATACTTGTCTGAGTTCGAAAACAACTCTGAAAATGTTTAGTTTTGGCATGTTGCAGAATTATAGTTTAGTCTCTTTCTGTTCAATGTTTAATTCTGATATACTTGCAAGGAAGTTGTTCTGTTTGAATAACGAATAAATAATAAATAAACCAATATAGTATGCTAAGTATATAATTGTACTAAAGTTTGAATTAAGATAAATAAACCAATAAACAAATAAACAAACAAAAAAATCAAAAAACAACAAAAACAAAAAAGACCTCTAAGAGGCACAGCTGGCATGGCTAATTCTGTTGGATAGACAATTCCAAAGTTGTATTTTGTGGGTTTGACCTCATCCAAGGACTGCAATAAATGAAGAAACTCCTGGTGAGTGCAAATAATGTGACTAATCCTACTCGGTCTATAATTGTGAATTTGTGTTCTTGGTCCTGATCTCATCCAAGGAATGCATCTAATAAAAGAAATGGCATATTCCATATGTTCTTTTAATAAAATCACCTGGTTTCTGTTTGTTTAGTTTGAGTATCATGAAGTTTCAATCAACTAATCTTTGAAAGTGCAGACAGTTCGATCAGTCTGGATAGGTTTGCAGATGAAATCATGTTCATTTGTTTGTTTATTTAAGGACTTCACCCAATAATAAGAAGACAGAATCTGCGCCAACTGTGCCTCTTAGAGGTCTTTTTGGGTTTTTTGTTTTTTTGATTTTTTTGATTTTTGTTGTTTTTTTGTTTAAGTCTCATTTATTTAATTTAGACAAATGCACACACAAATATTGATACACACTTATACATATAATTAATGGATGCACATATTTAAACAGTGATTTAAACTAATTACAAGGCTAAATCGGTGTTCTTCTTCTTGACCACTTGTTTAGAATTTTGTCCAAAGTCATCCACGGTCAGCTTGGAATTGAATGCAGTTTCCATTTGCTTCAATTGATTGTTGTACTTGTGAAGAGAGATAGCCCCTGCTGTTCCAGGATTACTGTCTCCAAGCAGTTTCACAGTGCTGTCAAACAGGTCTTTTGTCTTGTCTATGAACTCCACACTTGCAGCAGAGAGCACTTTGGCTACTTTGCATATCTGTTCATATGTTGAGAAATTTTTGATTCCAAGTTGCTCCTTTTTGACATTTTGGAAATAAGCTAGAGGAAAGCAAACTGGTGCAAGACCAGGAATGCTTGACAATAATGGCAGAGGTCCGCCAATGCAAAGCATCAATCTGAGTGCTGCAGAATTGAACTCAGCCGGTACATTTAGTCCATACGCCACAACCAATGGTAGCTCCATTGCCTTAATGTACATCTGTTTTTTTGTTGCTTCATCTGAAGTGTGCTCAACCATGCTTATAAGTCTTGCTCTAATAAATGCTTCTGTCCTCTTGAATGTCCAATCAGTTGCAGACACTTCGTCAGTGGTAGCAACAACTTTTTTCCCACAAAATTCATACTTCCCGCTTTTGCATGCAGCGAAAACTTGTTTCCTGCACTTGAGAATGTTTATCCCTGTTGTAAAGGTGAACTCAGGACCAGATTTATTTGACTCATAAAAAGTGCTGAAATTGAATCCTTGAGTCTGTTCATCTGATTCTATCTCCACATCTGCTTTTCCTCCTGCAAGCAGTTCTTTGATCTTTTGATGTGTTAAACCTCGGACGTTAGACATGTTGTCAATTAGGAAGCTGATAATAGTTGGATTGAACAAATTTTGTTAATACCTCGATTGCTCT